CGACGCGGTAAAAGCCTATTGGAATACCGAATTTTCCAACGAAAAAAGCGGTAACGTAGCTGTTATCGGCGCCGATATGAAATTTACATCTTTTGCGTTCAAGTCGGCAGACTCGCAAATGGTGGAACAAATGCGCTATTCCGATGAGCAAATTTGCCAACCGTTTGGAATATCTCCGTTTATTGTCAGCATTGGATCAATCCCTGCGGGCATGAAAGCAGACGATATGATGGGGCTTTATTATCACCGGGCCTTGCAAAAACACATTGAAGCAATGGAGGCGTTGTTAAACCAGGGCCTTGGCATATTGTATCCCATGACGGTGGAATTAGACCTGGAGCCGCTGTTAAGAATGGACCCACAGCGCCGCGCGGAAGTGTGGGGAAAATTGGCCAATGACGGCGTGGCCACGCCGAATGAATCCCGGTTGTCATTTAATCTTCCACCCCTGACCGGTGGCGATACGGTTTACATGCAACAACAAGATTTTCCGCTTGATCAAGTTAGTCAAAATAAAATCGCACCGCCAGCCCCTCCGGCACCCGAGCCAACGCCTGACCCGGAATCAACGAACGAAGAGCGCGCTATGCGTGCCGAACTCTGGCAACTAAAAGCGCTCAACGCCGCGCGGGAGTCTTTACATGATTGACCCTATCGAATTTGGAAAGCATATGGCGGCGCTGATTAGGCAAGCGCTGGAGCCTGTCATCAAAGAGATTAAAGAATTAAAAAATAAATTCGACAATATTGAAATTGATGAACAACAATTAAGTGAAATTGTTTCACGTGAAATAAAAAAACACGTTGCCGCGAACCCGATCAAAGGCGAAAAAGGAGACCCTGGGCGGGATGGCTTGGACGTTAAAGATTTTTTCCGCGCAGACGGTGACAGTTTGGTTGTTGTTATGAGCGATGGAAGTGTCAAAAACCTTGGGAAATTTGTCGGTAAAGACGGCATAGACGGAAAAGACGGAATAGGAATGCCCGATATTATCCGGTCATATGATCCAAACGCGCATGAAATTATTGAGCAATGGGAATTTAACGGCGTTAAAAAGGAATTGCGCTACACCGCCGGCGGTATCCAGCACGGCGGCTATTGGCGCGAAGGAATTAAATGCTTACCCGGTCAAACCTGGACGCACGGCGGCACGGTGTGGATAGCGAAAACGGTTACTAATGAAAAGCCGTCGCGTGATTGTGATGCCTGGGAAATTTTTGCGAGCAAAGGCCGTGATGGCAAAGACGGAAAGGACGGGAAAATATTAGCGCCAATAAAATTGGGTGGCGCAAATGATTAATTTAATGACCCATGATGACGCCTATCACCATTTGCGTTTAGACACAGAGGGCGAGGGTACAAGCATCACCAGCCCGGACGATCCCTGGTTAGATATTTTTATCCCGGCGGTGAGTGAAGCGGTAGCAAGTTGGGTAAAAGATGAATGGCGTTTGTACATGCCCGAGCTGGATACAAACGGTGATGTGGTAGTCGATTCAAACGGCGACCCGATTCCCGAACTTCCGTTAGTTGTGCGTCCAAAAGTAAAGGCCGCTGCATTGATCGAGCTTGCCGCGCAATATCGATACCGTGAAGGCGAGGGGCAACAAAACCAAGTTTCCCCGGATGCGGGTTACGGTTATGTGCTGAATAAAACCAGCACCGCATTATTGGCCAGCATTAGAAAATCTACGGTGGCATAAATGAAAGACGAACATATTCACCGCGTGGGAGATGGGCGAGGGGAGAGGACCGTTTTTTTAGATGGGGAAAAAATATACCGTTGCATTTATGCAGATACAAAGCGGGGAACTGTAAAGTTTTACGGTGAAAATCCGGTGATGAATGCAGAATGCGACGGATATTTGATTCATGAAAAGGTGGGAAAAGTTGAAGTTAAATTTATGGGTGGAAGGATGAGGGGGACTAATGAGTGAAGTTGCGGCGGGCGTTTTGCGTCATTTGGTGCAACTGCAAAGACTTATTAAATTGCAAAATCCAGTCACCGGCGCAATGGATGAAAATTGGGTCAATTACGGCCGTAAGTTTTGGGCAGAAATTGTGCCGAGTTCCGCGCGCGAATTTATCGCCAGTGGCGCAGAGCAATCCGAAGTGCGCGGGCGGATAAGAATGCGGTACCGAAGGGATATTGATTCAACGATGCGAATCGTTTACCGGGGTAAAGCCTATGCGCTATTGGGTGTAATGCCAGACGCGCAATCAATGCAAAGTCACTTAACTATGATGATTAGCGAGGGTGTGATTCTGTGACCTGGGCACTATTGGCTCCAGGGCCATCCGCCTCCCTGGCCATCGCGGAAAAGCTTCGCGCGGCTGGGTTGGTTGTTGGTGTAGTGGGTTGCGCCTATCAGCTTGCGCCCTGGGCTGAATTTATCGCATCCAGTGACCGCGCATGGTGGCACAAATACCAGGATGAATGCCTTTTGAAAAATCGTTATTGCATGTTGGAGGTTGGCGGGGTTGAGCGTGTGCGCGTCCCAGGATTTGGGATTTGCAATTCCGGTGTGCTTGCCCTGGATATCGCCCGCCAGCGCGGCGCTACTGAAATAAAGTTATTTGGTTTTGATATGCATGGCTCCCATTTTTTTGGTGTCTATACAAACGGATTGGTCAACGCCACGGAAAAAAAACGCTTACACCACTTAAACGAGTTTCGCCGATGGGCCGCAATGAACAAGCACCTGAAGGTGACTAACTGTACTCCGGGATCATTAATTGATTGTTTTCCAATGGGCACTTTATGAAAACATTTTCAGGCCGCGCGCCTTCGCAAAACGAATACGAGTTAAGAAAATTTATTGATCTTTTGCGTGAGCGTAATGTAACAAGATATCTCGAAATCGGCGCACGGCATGGGGATACGTTCTATGATGTTATGTGCAGCTTGCCTGCTGGTTCATTAGGGGTTGCGGTTGATTTCCCGGGTGGTCTGTGGGGCACTTTAAAGTCTATGAACGCATTAGATCGCGCCTGTGTACATTTGATTGAAAAGGGTTACCGCATAAAAAAAATTTTAGGAAATAGTACTGTTCCTGAAATTATCGACCGCGTGAAATGCTTTGGTCAATTTGATGCGGCATTGATTGATGGTGACCATACTTATAACGGCGTAAAAAACGATTGGAAAATATATTCACCTATGGCGTCCATCGTTGCGTTGCATGACATCGTCGGCTATGGCCAATGTGAAAAAGTGCACGGTAACCCGGTGGAGGTGCCACGGTTTTGGGAGGAAATAAAACCAAGCCTGGGCAGCTATACCGAATACATCGCGGAAGGCTCTCAAATGGGTATTGGCGTATGTCTATCACGGTGATTGCTAACCCACGCTCCAGCCATCAAAGATCACACCAGGAAGTGCTAATGGCCGGTTTAAAAACGCACGGCATTGATGCTATTGCGGTGTCTCCAGGTCACAACGTGAAAACAAAGTGTGTCGCGTGCTGGGGGTGGAAAACGGGGGCACGTCTACGCGCGGCGGGGCATGATGTCCTGGTTATGGAGCGAGGCTACCTGGGCGACCGGTTTAAATGGACCTCGCTTGCCTGGAATGGATTAAATGGTCACGCAGAATTTCCAAAAATTGAAGTGTCTTGTGACAGATTTATAAATAATTTTGACTTAAATCCGTGGCGCCCGCCGGGTGATTATGTGTTGATAATGGGGCAAGTTCCAGGTGATGCGAGTTTGCGCGGTAGAGATTTGCAAAGTTGGTATGTGGACGCGGCAAAAGTAGCGCACACTGTATACAAAATGCCGGTGAAATTCAGACCGCATCCGGAGGCGGTAAAAAAAGGCTATAAGCAAAATATTCCAGGCATAGATATTTGTAAGCTTCCGTTAAAAGAGTCATTGGAATTTGCGCACGTGGTTGTGACGTTTAACAGCAATTCCGCCGTTGACGCGGTTGTCCAGGGCGTCCCGGCCATTGCTTATGACAAGGGTACAATGGCCTGGGAAGTTGCGGGGAAAAGCATTGGCGAGCGCGTTACACCTGGCCGCCAACTGTGGGCGGCTGCACTCGCCTGGAAACAATGGACAATCGACGAAATAAATAGCGGGTTTGCGTTAAATAATTTTGTGTCCAGGATTCGCCATGGCCGACTCAGTTGATTATAAAATTACCGGGCTTGATAGCGTCATAGGCAAAATGAAAGCTTTGTCCAATGATGTTAAATACAAAGGCGGGCGCGCAGCGTTGCGCGCGGCGGCGCGCGTGGTGGTGAAGGCGGCTAAAGAAAACGCTCAGAGTGTAGATGATCCGGAGACACCGAATTCAATCAGCAAAAATATTGTTGAACGCTGGGACGTAAAATTATTTAAACAAACTGGTGACTTAGGTTTTCGCGTGGGGGTGTTGGGCGGTGCAGCCGAAACCAAATCGCAAAAAAAATCTTACCCTGGCGGTGATACATGGTACTGGCGGTTTAAAGAATTTGGGACCTCCAGGATTCCCGCAACGCCCTTTATGCGACCAGCGTTAGCGGACAATGTAGATCAAGCAATAACCGCGTTTGTTTTTGCTTACGAAAAATCGATAGACCGCGTTATAAAACGCGCTAAAAAAGCGAGCATCACATAATGATCGCGCCAATTTTTCAAATATGCAGTTCATCGCCAGCGGTTACGGCGTTGCTTGGTTCAAATCCCGTGCGGTTATTTCCGTTCGGGGAAGCGCCCCAGGGAGTGGAGCGCCCCTACGCCAACTATCAACAGGTTGGCGGGTCACCAGAAAATTATTTAGGAACACTACCGGACTCGGATGGGTACAGTGTTCAAATCGATGTTTACGGCGAAAGTGTTGACAGTGTATTAGCGGTATCCAGGGCAATCCGGGACGCGTGCGAACCTGTCGCCTATATCACAGCGTGGGGAAACCAAAGCCGCGACTTTGAAACCGATTTATATCGATACAATTTCACGGTTGACTTTTTAGTCAATCGTTGAAAAACAGTCGCGCCTAGCACTGCCGGGAGGCATCGCGAAAGCGCGCATTTTCACTAATGTCGTGAGACATAAGAGGGTTACATCATGGCTATTAAAGCGCAGGGCACACAGCTCTACACTATCGATCCCGCAAACAATGAGTTAATCATTGTCGATTGCGTCCTGAGTATCGACGGTATTGACACAACCATCGATCAAATTGAAACCACGTGCCTGGAAGAAACCGCTCGCACGTATGAGGCCGGTTTAGCAACACCTGGCACCGCCACGTTTGCAATCAATACCGACCCTTCCCAGCCTTCGCATTTGCGCCTGCATCAACTCAAAACCGCCGGTACCGTTTTGGAGTGGGCGCTTGGCTGGTCGGACGGTACAGGTATCCCGCCTACTATCGATTCATCCGGATTTGTTTTGCCAACGACAAGAAGCTGGATTGAATTCGAAGGCTATATGAATAGCTACCCTTTCAGCTTTGCACAAAACACAATGGTGAACTCAACCATCGGGATTCAAATTTCCGGTGAGCCTGTATTAATTCCAAAAACAACATAAGGATGTGGCCATGGACCTTAAAGACTTGCTTGAGCTCGGCCAATGGTCGGGCGACATCGTTTTGAAATCCATTAGATGGAACGGCCACGACATCGACGTAAGAATAAAAAAGGATTTAAGTCCGGCGGATTTTGAGTTTATTTATACCGACAAAAAATCATCGGATGATTCCTATATGGCCCGCCGTGTTTCGCGTTCCGTGCTTATTGGTGATGATTTAATTAGCTATGACGACGCCAGCAAAATCAAGCCGTCCTTGTTAGCTGTGATGTGCGCCGCTATTAACGAAGTGCAAAAGGAAATAACACCTGCAAAAAAGAGCTAACCCCGGATGATGAATTTTGGCTTGATCTTGTGTCCGCCGGGGTGGGTGGAATGACGGTGGCCGATGCCAAACGCAACATGACGTTAACAGAGGCCCGGCAATCCAAACGTCCACCTGGAGCGCGGTTTTTCGTTGCTTGCTTCGCTCATTTGCGCAGCCAACAAAATCACCATAGGCGGAAAGAAGCCAACGCACAAAACGTTTATGTGCTACTCATTCCCGGAAAAATCCGGGGCCGATGTCGAGGGAAGCATTAGCGATGTGTTCAACCTTTTTAAAGGGTTAACAAAAAATGGCGACTAGATCCTTAGGCACGTTAACGCTTGATTTAATTGCGAAGGTCGGCGGCTTTGTTGACGGCATGGACAAAGCCGAACGCAAGAGCAAGGATTCAACAAAAAAAATCGCAGGCTATGCCAAAAACGTAAGCATTGCCTTTGCGGCGACTGGCGCGGCTGCGGCTGCCGGTTTAGTTGCCCTGGTAAATGCTTCGATTAATGCTGCCGATGAATTATCAAAAACCTCGAAAATTGTCGGCGTTGCAATTGATGATTTGTCCGGATTAAAACACGCTGCTGAATTGAGCGGCGTGGAGTTTGCCCAGCTTGAATCCGGATTGATTAAATTAAACCGAAGTACGGCGGACGCGTTCGAGGGTGTGGGCGCCGGCGCTGACGCTTATGACGCGCTCAATATCAGCGTTAAAAATGCGGATGGCACATTAAAAAATAATTATGATTTGATTGAAGAAATTGCCGACCGATTCCAGGAAATGGAGGACGGAGCGAAAAAGGCAGCGCTTGCCCAGGATTTATTTGGGCGCAGTGGTGCTAAGCTGATACCGCTATTGAACGGTGGTGCTGAAGGGCTCGCGGAATTTCGCAAAGAGGCGGAGCGCCTGGGGTTGGTCATCGATCAGGAAACCGGCGACGCCGCCGAACAATTCAATGACAATATTGACCGACTAAAAAAATCCCTGGTAGGCCTTGGCTATACCATTGCCGCTGAAGTTGCACCGGACCTTGCCGAATTTACGGACATATTTGCCGACCCGGCTTTTCAATCTTCAATCGCGGATATTGCCAGCGGCATAGTGTCAATCGGCACCAGCGCCGTTACGGCAGTTAAGGACCTAACTACTTTTGGCAAAGTGTTGGGCGAGGAAATTGCCAGGATTCGCAATGGTATTGACACCAGTAATTTGACGGATGTCCAAGACCAAATCGAAAAAGTTAAAAGCGCGATTGAAAACCCAACGGAGCGTTTACGCTTCTTTGGTAAAAACGGATTGGTGGAATATTTTAATGAGGACGAATTAAAGGTAGAGCTTGAAAAATTATTAAATCAGCGTGACAACCTGATAAAAAATAATCCGCCGCCGTCTTTGATCGCCAACACTGAAGAAAAAACACAATCAAAAAAACAGAGCTTTGATGATTCCAGCATTGAAAAACAGATCAATGCGGACATTGACGACCGGATAAAATTGCAAAATGAATTAAACGCGGCCTATGAAAATCAGGAGGCCGCCTACCGGGAAACGCTTGCGCTATCGGATGAAATAGGCGAGTTGGACCGCATCCGTTATGCGATTGCCAGCGGCGCCCTGGTGGGTATCAATGAGCAGCAGCAAATGCGCCTGGAAGGGCTGGCGGCCGAAATAGATGCAATCAATGCCGCAAAAAAAGCCGAAGAGGAGCGCGCGGCACTGACGAAGGAATATGAAGCGGTTAGGCAGGGCATTATCAGCCAGGACAAACAATTAATTGAACAGGCCGAAGAGCGCGGAGAAGTATTAAAAAAAGCCCTGGAGGAAGGCATTATCGCCGAACAGGAATATGGCGAGCTGGTTATTTTAAACAGTGAAAAATTAAAAGATGAGCTTGAGCAAATAAAGGAAAAAACAAACGAGCTTGACGAATTCACCAAAAACGCGGCGCGCTCAATCCAAAGCGAATTAAGCGACGCAATTGTGAACGGGTTTGAAGGTGGCAGTGATGACTTATTAAAACGCTGGGGCAAATTATTGCAAAGGCTTGTTGCCGATGCTATCGCCGCTGATTTAACGCGTGCGCTTTTTGGGCAATCTAACAGCGGTGGCCAAATGGGTACCGGGCAAATCCTGAGCGGATTGGCTGGTTTGTTCGGCGGCTTTTTTGATGGGGGTGGTTCTATTGGTTACGGGCAGTTTGGGATTGTCGGCGAGAAAGGCCCGGAGATAGTACGCGGGCCCGCTGTTGTTACTGGCCGCATGGAAACCGAAAAAATGTTAGGTGGTAATTCCATTGGCAATATCAATATGAATTTCCCAGGCGTGACCAACTCCCAGGAAGCGCGGAGAGCCGCTGGCGCCGCCGGGCGTGAATTGCTTTCAGTTATCCAGGGCGCACAGAGGTACTCCTAATATGGCCGGTCAATTTCTCGATGAACGTATAGACCTTTGCGCGCGATACGGCACAAGCTACGAAGAGGGTTTTGTGGTTTCCCACATCGACGATGTGGGAGGTAGCGAGTATTCACGTTTTTATAATCCTTATCCAAAGTTGCGCTACGAATTGAATTATCAAAATGGCAACCGTGACGGGTTGGCAAAACGCATTACCAATTTATATAAAAACGCCGGTGGCACTTATCGCTATTTCCGCGTGCACCATTACGCGGAATTCACAACCAACAATAAGACGCAGCCGCCCACCGCGACCGACCAGCTCTTAATTGCTACACCAAATGATTTTGGATACTTCTCTTATCAGTTGACGACCTGGTACCACTTTCCATCACCCGCCGCACCACGCCGTTTAATTACAAAGCCCGTCCCCGGCACCGTTAAAGTAGCCGTTGGGGGAGTGGAGCCGGACAGCAGTTTGTATTACATCGATGACCAACTGGGAACCGTGAATTTTTATAGTGATCCGGGCGGAAGCGTTACGGCGGGTTGTGAGTTCGACATTCCGATGCGATTTGCTGCGGATTATTCCGGCGTGTTTAACAATTTGAATGTGTTGAGTGCTTCGGTTTCATTAATAGAAGTGCTCGACGCCTCCAGCACAATATAAAGGGCTGTTAAATGTTTTCTCCTGAATACATGGTCCAGTGTTTACGCATCGAGCCTAAAACGGGCGACCCTGTGCGCATAGCATTAGCGTATCCCGTAAATCTGGTAATGACCAATGACACCGTGTATTTGGGCGGAATTTACGCACAACCAACCGCGATTAGTTCCGCTATAAACGGCGCGCCTACAGTGATTGATATAGGCAGCGTTTATGACGTGGACACCATTACACGTGATCAAATCCAAAGCGGTTATTGGGAGGGAGCCAAAGTTTATTTTTTCTTCACCCAATGGAGTACACCAATTGAAGATGATTATAGGGACAGGTTGTACACGTTGGGCAAGGTGCGCGAACAAGACGACCGATATGTTATTGAAATGCTATCTAACATCGATAAATTAAACCAATCCAGCGGCGACATTATCACCCCAGGTTGTCGTTGGGTGTTGGGCGACGCGCACGTCGATGGGACTATCATTGCAAGTGACAAATCGCTTTGTAAAGTTGACAGTTCGCTTGTCAGTAATATTCCGTCAGAAGTGACTAGCATTGCCTCGGACATTGATTTTTTTGGTTCCGGTTTAGGGAGCTATCCGGATGATTGGTTTGGCTATGGTGAGCTAATGTTTACCAGCGGTCCCAATGCGGGATTGCCTTTTAAATTTGTGAAATCGTTCGTGGATGGTGGGCGGATAGTACTTGCACAGCAATTTTATTTTCCCGTAGAAGTGGGGCACCAATTTTTAATTCGCGCCGGGTGTAGGAAAAGATTTGTACAGGATTGCATTGGTAAATATTTGAACGGTGAACATAACGGCGGATTCCCCCACGTGCCGCAAAAATCGACTGTTATTAAATTTGGGGACCAGTAAATGGACGAAAAAGCAAGGTCCATTATAACGGCGGCGCGCGATTGCGTAGGTACGCCATTCCGCCACCAGGGGAGGCTACCTGGCATCGGCCTGGATTGCGCCGGGCTTGTAATTCACGCAGCCAAATCCGTGGGATTAACCGTGCGTGATTACACCGGCTATCCGAACAGACCTTTTAACGGAATGTTAAAGCGTATGTTGGATGATCAAATTTGCATACGCGAAATTTATTTGACCGACGTTTTACCGGGGGACGTGCTTTTGATGCGAGTAAACCAAGCACCGCAACACCTCGCCATTGTTTCATTCGGTAATTACATCATTCACGCTTATCAAAATATCGGCAAAGTCGCGGAGCACGGCATAGACGAAATAACTCGCCTAAAAATCGTTGCGGCTTACAGGTTTATCTATGAGTAATTTATCAGGCGGCCAAATCGCCGGCGGTGTCGTTGGCGCCCTGGTAGGTGCTTATCTCGGTGGCCCGGTTGGTGCATTCCGGGGAGCCGCCCTGGGAATGAGCCTGGGTGGATATATCGATCCACCCAATGGCCCGGTAATGCGCGGCCCTACGCTTGACGATAAATCGTTTCAATCAGCTTCATACGGTGTTGTACTGCCGCGCCTATATGGTCGCGTTGCTGTCTCTGGCAATGTTATTTATTTGGA